GAAGTTTGCCTCGCCAGAAGCAACACCCTGCGGATCTCCGTAGATGATCCGGTAGAACAGACCCTCGCCCTCCAGGCCGTCCATTTTGGGGGTCCGATAGAAGCGGGGGTGATCGCGTTCGGCGGAGTCGGTCGTTTTGCGATCGGTATAGAGACGGTTGTATGCGTACGCGATATCCGCGTATGCGACGGGAGTTGAACTCGGAGGCATGGAGCCCTGGCCTTGCCTCGCGGTGGCGAGGCACAAGAGATCAGCTTTGCGCCGTCAATCTCGTCGGCAGAACTCGAAGAAGCTCGGTAGCGACCCAAGAGAATCGCTACGTACCGAGAAACTAGCGCGTCCGGCGCCCGGACGTCCAGTCTTCGTTGATCAACTCGTCTCGCGTTGGCCTGCGAAGCTCTTCCTCTAGCGTCACCTTCGCCTTGCCCTTCGCAGGCTTGCCGTTCGGTTTGACAGCGATCGCGGTAGGCGATGTTTTTTCGCCTTCGCCCGACACCGCCGCGAGCGATCGCGGATCGATTCTGTACTTCCGCAACTGCGCGCGTTGCATCCGCTCGGCGTGCTTCAGTACTGCGATTGGCGACGGCTCTGCGCCGTTACGGCTCCACAAATCGGACCCCGCTCGCGCAAACAGCACCTTGGCCTCGTCCGGATCGCTCGCCAGCAGTAGGTTGGTTAGCGTCGCTGCCTTGAATGACCTCGCTTCCTTCAAGACGCGGCCCACGAAGCCTTCGAAGGCCTGGCGTTGCTCGTCGTGCTTCTTCGTTTCGGTCACCTCCTTTTCGCGCTCGGCATCCTTCGTCTTGAGTGCGTCGAGCTCGGCGCGGATCGTGCGATCCGACTTCATCTTGGCCGCAGTCTCCTTGAACGCCGGATCCGTCCTCGCCTTCACGCGCGCATAGGCCTGCTTGCCTACGAATTCATCATCATCGACGCCGAGCTCCTCGAGAACGCCGAGCGGGTCAAGCTTCGCGCGATCGGCGAGGCCGTCGTACCTCGCCTTGGCCTTCGCGATCTCGGCCTTCGTCTCATCTAGCTGCTGCCGACCATGCGTCAGCTCCGCGCGCGCCGATTCGCGCTCGCTCGCGATCGACTCGCGCATCCGCTTCTCTTGGCGTTGCAGCTTGGCTAGCCCCTGCGCGACCTTCGGATCTTTCTCGTCCTTCTCCTCGTCGTCGTCGAGGTCGGCGTCTGGGTCTTTCTCCTCGTCGTCGTCGTCGGCTTCCTCCTCGTCCTCGTCCTCGTCCTCGTCGTCATCAACCGCGGTCCTCTTGGGCTTCGCGCCGCCCGACTCGACGGCATCGGCATCATCATCATCGTCGTCGTCGTCGGCGTCATCATCGTCGACGACGCGATCCTCGAGGTCGGAGTCGTCGTCGACGACCGGCGCGGACTTCCCCTTGACCGGCTTGCCGTTCTCTTTCCATCCGTCCAGGAAGGAGGACTTCTCGCGTGACGAGTCTTTGGTCGGCTCGGGGCGCCAATCTTCGGCGCCCGGGTTACTCGGGTCGTCTTGCGTTGCAATCACGTTCGGCGGCATTCAAATCTCCTTAGCTGGCGATCAAGTCGGTTGCCTGTGCGGCGAGTGCTGCGGTTGGTTGTCCGCCACCGGGCATCGGCGCGGGCGGTATAGCGAGTGGATCAACACCCGGCATCCCCTGATCCGCGGGCGGGGCCGAGGCAGCGGCCACGGCATCCGCGGCAATCGCAATATATTGACGCATCACCTCGAGAACGTCCTCGGGGGCGCTCGAGCGCGACCACTTGAGGTACTCGGCAGTTCCGCGCCACACCGCCATCGCGGTGTTTGTTAGCGGCTCCGGCACGATCATCATGCCGTCTGCGATGTCGTCGAAGTCGCCCTCGATAGATTCGAGCGCCGACATATACAGCGACAGCTCCTGATCGACGTCGAGGTTCGTCAGCATGCGTCGAGCGCTGTCGGTGCCGATGATCCCCGCCTGCGCGAGCTCCATCGCGGTCTGCGCGCGGCCCCACGGCATGCGCGTCGTGTTCGATGCCGCGACCATCTGGATCCGCATCTCGCGCGGATCCACGTCGGTCCAGTTGAACGTTTGCGGTCCGAAGCGCCCGCGCCTGATCGTTTTTGGCGCTTTCTTGCCGAGCTTCCGGCACTGCATTAGCGCCTGCCACGTCGTATCGAGCACGAGCTGCTCGAATGCCTGCTCTTGCGGCGCGTACCGAATGGTCGTCGCGTCCGTCAGCTCGCGGATCGCCACGCCTGATTCGATACCAGCTGGCTTCGACGCGTGCGCCGCCATCTGGTTCACGCCGAGCTCCTCGAGGCCGGACGCTCGGAGCGTGATTCGGCTCTGGTGCGTTTCGGGGTGCACGACCGGTGGCACGGGTGTTACCGGCCAGTCGCCTTTGATGATCCCGACTTGGCCGATCTTGGTCGTCTTGACGGCCATCGCGACGTCGGTGGGCCGGATATACGTCGTCAGTACCGCGCTCTGGTCGAGTGTCTTCTCAATCTGCCAATTGCGGCGGTTGAGCGCGCGCTGGATCCCCATGACCCGCTCGGCGCCGCTGATCCCGTAGAAGCTCCTGAGTCGGTCGGTCCACGCCATCACCGAGTACGGGAAGTTCTCGTCGTGATACTCGCGATCGAGCAGGTCCTTGCCGTCGATCGTGACCGTCTCGCGACCAGGGCGATAGCCGGTCTGGCCCTGGACGCCCGAGGCGAGTCGGAAGCTGTAGAGGACGACGACCTGGTGTGGCGCCATCCGGTAGCGCCCGGCGATTCGAGACCAGTCGCCTTGCTTGCCGCACGCCTGCTCGATCTCCTCTTCGCAGTCCGGGTACCGCGCGATTAGATCGTCAGCGTCGACCGCATCCCACTGGTGGATCTGCCTCGGTTGACGGCCATCGCGACATTCGAGGTCGTCGACCACGACGTTTTCGATCGCGATAAACTCGACGCACGGCTTACCGAATGCGGTCGAGGCCTTCGTGACCCCGCAGCCCTTCTTCACCGCCTCCTTGAACGCACGCCGACACTTCGGGAGGATCTTGAGGTCGTTCGCGATCTCCTCGGCGTAGAACTCGAGATGACGAGCCCGACGACTCTGCCCCCAGTCCGCGCCGTCGGTCAGAAACCGCACGCGGATCTCGGCGGTCGCGACGATCGCCGAGACGGTATCTACGCCGGTCGCAATCACGTTCTCGTCAACGCGACCGACATCGCCATCGCTATCAGGCGTGTTCGGATCGTAGAGCGCTTCCAATTTGTCGAAGCGGTCGAACACGTTGCCCTGCTCCATCTGAAGCTGGCGTACGTAGCCGAACGCGGCGCTGCTGACTTCGCCCTCTTTCGCCTTCCACCACGGGGCTCGATTCGCTCGTGCGGTTTGCATGGCTATCTCTTCTTTCGCGGGTCATTGCCGGGAACGCTTGCGCTCCGGCCGTAGGTCGTCGGGTCATTCCACGGGCTCTCTCGTCGCTCCGCTTCTTCGCGGGCCGCGATAGCCTCGTCGGTCTCGGTATCGTCGGGCGCGGTGTCGTCGGGCGCCAGCTTGAGGCCGATCGCTCCGAGCTCGAGCACGCCGGCAGCGCGCAGCTCGGGTGCGCGTGCGATCACCACGTCGATTAGATCTACCATTTCCTGTCTCGTCAATCAGAGCCCCCAATCGTCAGTCGCGTTGGTCGTCCATGAGTCGAAGGCGTCATCGGCGCCGGTTCGGTCGTCGTCGAGTCCCATCGGATCGGAGTAGTTGGCCGGAGCGGGCGACCCGGCCGGACCTCCGCGATCGTTGCCGTCTTCTTCGTTGACCGCGCCCGACTCGTAGAGCTTCGCGACTGCTCGGTGCCCGTAGATCATGCAGTCGCTTGAGTGGTTGGGCTGCGACGGGTCCTCGCGCAGCGCGCCGCTCTCTTGCTCTGCCCACTGCAATCCCGTCATCTGCCGGTGCAGTGGCGAGCCCTCGAGCGCCTTGATCGCGCCGGTGATCAGATCGCCGTTGGCCAGCTCGATCGCTCCGGCCTTGTAGTCGGGCTTCTTTTCGGCCTTCTCAAATCGCAGACCGTAGGTGTTGCTGAGCTCTGCGATCAGGGCCGCATCCGAATCCATCACCATCGCGTCGGGCCATCCGATGATCTCGAATAGGCCTCCCGGCTTCTCGTGCGACATGCAACCGTTCATGCCCTTGTCGTCGGCGCCAAGGCACAGCTGCGCGATCGTCCGCGCGTACATGCCGGTCTTCTCGAGGTAGAAGGCGTGGAGCATCCGTCGCTGGCGATCCGCAGGTGCAAACGCGAAGGCGTTCCACGCGAACGGATCGCCCTCGCGCTTCGCCTCGCCATGCTCGTCTTTTTCGGCTGCACGCGGCGAACCCTTGTCGCCTATCAGGACGAAGTGCCACTCGAGATGATCCTTGGGCAGCGCCGCGATCGCGAGCTTAAGCAGCTGCAGGCCCTCGATCTGCGGCAGCGCCCCGTCGCGGAACGTCTCGGTGCGCACGTCGAAGCGCTGCGGCGCCCACAGGTTCAGGGCGTCGTCGAATTGGAACACCATCGTGGTTCCATCCTTCGCCCACCGGCCCTCGTATTCGCGCATCCACGTTGGATGGTCGTCGCGCCAGCCTTTGACCTTCTTGATCCTGACGTGCGATCGGCGTAGCGCGACGAGGGCTGGATAGATTTCGTCCGCCTTCGGCTCCTCGACGACATCGCGCAAGCTCCACGCGTGAGACGACCACTGCTCCAGCTCCCAACCGGGGAACTCCTCGCGCTTGCTGTAGGGCCGGTGCGTCGATGATCCGTCGCTAGTGACGTCGTAGAACATCCCGCGCAGCACGTGGCCCGGCGAGCTCGCGAGGCCGATCCATCCGTCGCGCTCGCCGATGCGCGGCTCGACAACCTTCTCGACGAAGTCGCCCACGACTTCCACCGACGGCCAGAACGCGACCTCGTCGCAGGCAACGCCGTTGAACGGCTGACCGCGGCACAGGTTGATCTGCTTTTTGTCGTCGGCGCCGAATAACTTCAACTGCGAACCAGTGCGATTGAAGACCAGGATCTTGCCGCCCTGCCGCGGCGCTTCGAGCCACGTGCAGTCATCCATGATGCCGAGCTGCTCGCAGGTCTGCTTGAGCGGTTCCCATAGCAGCTCGATCGCCATGCCCAGCGTCGGGCATGCGTAGATAAATTTGCCCTTCGTCGTCTCCGCCATCTCGACGAGGAAGCGGCCCTTGTACGTGGTGGTCTTGCCGCCGCCACGACCGGTAAGGATCGAGATGCGGCGTGACGGATCAACGATCGCGTCACGTTGCCAGCGATGACACGCTCTAAGAACCGCGCTGCGGATATTGGCCGCCCACGGATCCCCGACAACCGCCGCGCGACCGACTCGCGCGTCAGCCTTCGCGTGCGTGTGCGGCTTCACGGTCACGGTGACTCTTCGAGGACGCCGACGCACCAGTCTGCGGAAACCAGCATCGTGCTCTTGGGCGGATCGCCCTCCACTTGCGTCGGCTGCCACTCCCTCACTCGGTACTTGTCGATCCGCGGCAGATAATGGATTTCATAGCGAACCTTGTCAGACCGCGCAAACGTATTGATACGCGCGACCTGCTGTTCAATACCGAGATCGACTGAGCCGCGGAACTTAAGCTCGCGGATTCGCAGCTCGTCCGGGTTCCGGACAGGTGCAGCCGAAGCTGCCTTGGAGGCCTTGGATTCGTACTCGCTCATGGTGCGCTCTTTCTGCGGCGTAGCTGTTTCGGGTATCGGCCCACCGCAGGATCACGGCGAGCGAGTGGAATCTTTTGGCGTAACGACGAGTCGGAGAGCGCGCGGGTCAGCGCCGGGAACAGGAACGGCTTGAGTGGGTCGACGCCGAGCGCGGAGAACAGGGCGCGCGCGATCCCGTTGAGTCGGTAGCTCTCCTTGACGAAGCAGTAGTACACGACCATCTCGGTCGGCTCGCCCGCGACGAATCCAAGAAAACTGTCCTCGACTTGGCCGTACGCGACCAGTACGCGGCACTCAGGCCGGGAACAGATCTTCGCGATTTGGCGGTGCATCACCTCGTCCCAATCGGTCGCGACGATCAGGCCGGCCTCGCGTGAGTGCTTGAACGACGCGGACCATGCGCCGAGCACGAAGTTTCTCTCGCACCGCGACGGGCATCGGGCGCCGATCGGCAGCGCCGAGCACGACGGACATGAGAGCGACGTGGGAGAGATCCGCTTGATCAAACCCATCAGCGATCCGACCTGACCATCTCGGTCACAAGCTCTTTGCGTAGCTCCTCGTGCACCGCTTCGCGTTCGGCCTGGAACTCCTCAGGGTCCTGACCCTCCTCGAGGTTCGACGTGTCAAGCCAGCCCCGGTGCTCGGGCGCCTCCGCCTTGCCGCGTGTGGCCTCGACGCGGCGCATACTGATCATCGGCACCTTGCGTGGCGACCAGGGCGACGGGGAGCCGCACGCGGCCTGGAACGGGCACGGCATCTCCTCGGTCCCGCTGTCGACGAACTCGTCGAACCAGCCGTGCTGCGGACAGCGGAACTCGAGAATAATCGGGCGCGGTGCGCCGCGGTGGATCACCCGGTACGTCACCCGAGCACCCCTCGCGGGTTGGCGAGCGTGTGCAGCTCGCGTGTCAGCTGGCCAATCACCTCGGCCGGTTGCAGCCGCAGCCACGCCACGATTTGCGCGACAGATAGTTTATTGCTGCGCTCGGCGCGTGCGCTGTCGACCTTTCGCATCTCGGTGACGAGCTGTACAGCTTGCTTTACGATCGCGGGCTCGCTGCCTCCAGTGCGTGTGACCGCTGCTGAGACCGCGACGAGGGCCACTCGCAGCGTTGCCGCGAGCTCCTCGAGGAGATCGGGCTGCTCCTCGAGGAGATCGGGCTGTTGTTCGACGACCTTGGGACTTTTTTTTGGCTTCAAGCGGGCTCCACGGGGAAAAAACGGCCGAAAACTCTGTCTCAAC